TTACAACAAGGTTCTTGTGCGTATTTCTACTCACGCCCTTGCTAATGCGATTGTTGGTGTTTAATTTTTAAAGGAGAATAGATAATGTCTGTCGTAACCTCAAGTTCGTTTGCCAAACTACTTTGGCCTGGTCTTAACGCTGTTTATGGTAATACCTACAAGGATTACCCTGAAGAGTGGTCACAACTCTTTTCCAAGAATAAATCTGATCGTGCATACGAAGAGGATCTTGGGTACTCAGGTCTTGGTCTAGCTAGTGTTAAAACCGAAGGTGGTCCTATCTCTTACGATAGTGATCGTCAGGGGTTCACCACTCGTTACAACCATGTTACCTACGCGAATGGTTTCATTATCACTCGTGAGATGTTTGAGGACAACCAGTATCAGCAGGTTGGTGCTCGCAAGGCTGCGGCTCTTGCTCGATCCCTCAAGCGTACCAAAGAAATCATCGGTGCTAACGTTATTAACCGCGCCTTTGATACTGGTTATGTTGGTGGTGATGGTAAGCCCTTGCTCTCCGCTACTCACCTAAACGTGGCTGGTGGTACTTGGTCTAACCTCATTGGTACAACTGCTGACTTGTCTGAAGCTGCTCTTGAGCAGGCTTGTATTGACATCTGGGCATTCACTGATGATCGTGGTCTACTCATCGCTGCTAAACCCAAGTCACTCTTGATCCACCCGAGCAATCAGTTTGAAGCTCGTCGGATTCTTGGTACTGAGGGTCGTGTTGGTACAGACAATAACGATCTTAACGCTGTTAAGACTATGGGTGTTATCCCTGAAGTTATCGTCAACCACTACCTAACCGATGCTGATGCTTGGTTCATCAAGACTGACGTTGATGATGGTCTCAAGTACTTCGAGCGGCGTGGTGATGCTTTCGAGATGGATAATGACTTTGATACCGAGAATGCTAAGTTCAAGGCTACTGGTCGTTACTCATTCGGTTGGTCAGATCCCCGTGCTATGTACGGTTCTGCCGGGGCTTAATTAACCGAGGCGGGATGAAACACTCCCGCCAATTCATATAGAAAGGATTAATTAAATGGCCGCAACTCCGATTGTATCAATGAGTTACCCAAAGAATCGGGCATCTCTTGAGAAGTTTGTAAAGATCGTTCGTACAGATACAACTGCTTTCGTAGCAGCTCACCTACCTAAGTACGCTGTGATCACTGGTATGTATGTCATAGGTCAAGCAGCATCTGATGCAGCTACCACAGCTGTTATCAGTGTTGGTACTACTGCAACATCTAATGAGCTACTTGCTTCTTTTGATGTTAAGACTGCAGCTACAGGTGAGGGTTACAACCCAGCTGGTGCAGCTGCTGTTGGTTCAGCAATGGCTACTGGCTTGACTGCTGATACCCCAGTGTACGCAAAGTACGCTGAAACCGGGACTGCTTCCACTACTGGTGGACCCTGGTTTGTTAAGATTGAGTACGCCGTACCTGGTGCTGGTGAAACGATTCAAATGTAAGACGTAACACTGGAGGGGACTTCGGTCCCCATCCTTTTATCTAGGAGTAATGAAACATGCGCCCTACCTCTAAGCTCACCTCTGGTGTAGCAACATCCCCATGGATTCCTCTAGACTATCGCCAAAGCCCATTTAACGTTGGTTTTGGCGTTGTTGTTAGTGGTACAATTACATACACAGTAGAACACACCTTCGATGATCCCTTCTCAGGTACACCTACTGCATTCCCACATGCCTCTATTGCTGCTCAAACAGCAAGCAAAGACGGTAACTATTCTGCCCCTATTCGAGCCATCCGTGTAAACAACACAGCAGGTACTGGCTCAACCACAATTACAATTCTACAAGGACAACGATAATGGATAAGTTTGAACAGTTCCTAGAAGTAGTCGCCATTATCAAAGACGCTAAGAAGGCTGAGAAGGTAATTGGTGATATCCAAGAACGAGAGCGTCAACTAGTAGCAGTCATTGAGACTGTTGGAAAAGTTGGGGATATCGAGAAGATTCGTAAAGAAACACAAGCAGCTAAGGAAGCTTCTGCTAAAGAACTTGACTTAGCTAAAGAAGCTGTATCCATGCTTAGGGCAAATGCTGCAAGCCGCATTGCTAAACAAGATGCAGCTATTCAAGATCGTGAGGTTAAGTTAGCTACTCTTGAAGCTCTTGCTAATAGCAAACTCAATGCTGCTAAAGAACTACAAGAGTCCTTTGCTGGTCGTGAGAAGAAACTACGTACTGAAGAAGAGCAGATCAAGCAGATCCGTGATCAGTTATCTAAGGATGCTCAAGAAGTAGCAGAGCGCCTAGAGAAACTCCGTAGTGCTATGGGTAGTTAACTCTTATGTCCGTATCTTATGTAACAGCTACTGATCTTGTAGTTACATTAAGGTATGATAAGATAGATGATACAACATCATACCTTGGAGAAGCTGCTACGGGGGCATCAGAGACTGGTGCTGTTTGGAAGATACGCAAGATTAATCTTGATGGGTCTAATGTTAGTATCTTGTGGGCAGATGGTAATGAGTCCCCAGATAATATATGGTCCAATAGAGCCTCTCTTAACTACAGTTAAATAATACTTGGAGATTTAAATGGCAACAGGAACAATGAAGTGGTTTGCCCAAGGTCTTATGGATCTTGGTAATAAGATTCACGATCTTGACGGCGATGATTGGCGTATGGGTATTGTCACTACTGCTACGGTGCCGACCGTTAATACGGCTGCCCCGCATTGGGGTGGGACAGGTACAACTAACTTCGCAACGAATCAGGTTGTAACGACAGGCACTAGCTACACCGCACCACTTGTTTTGACATCTGAAGCATGGACGCTGACTGCCACTGGTGCCGCGATGGATTGGGCTGATACGGTGATGCAGTTGGCTCAGGATGCTTCTGGATTCACCAACGGTGCCTACGGCATTATCTACAACAACACCGACGTCAACAAGCGGGCTATTGCCTATCTGGAGATCAGCTCTGCTGGTACAGCATCGCTGGTGTCTGGTGCGGTCAATATCACGCTCAACGCCTCCGGTGCATTGTCACTGGCGCAAGCATAATGCTCCGCGATGAAATCCTCACAGGGGGATTCAACCTGCAAAACCGGGACGATGGAGCCATTGCTGCGGCGCTGTCTGTTGGGCGCACGAAGATCGTTCCGACCGAGATTGGCAAGGGTCGCATCCTCGCCACGCTTGGTCTGGCTACCGGCAACGCTTTGCTGGACGTTATCGACACCGCACCCGACTTCCGGCACGTCAAGCAACTGGTTGAGAACGGTTGGCTGGATATTGGTTCAGACCTTTCCCGCGCCTCGCTCGATGCACTGGTGCCTGCCGTTCTGACTCAGGTTGAAGCTGACACGCTGAAAGCCTTGGCAGAGGTTCCTGATCCCGTAACGCCACAAGACGTGGCGAAAGCCTTGGAGGGCGTGTAATGGCTACGATTACCCAAACAGTAAACACGCGCACCTCGCTGACCGTCACAGGCATCGGCACGCTGGCATCTGCAACCTATGTTGCGTCATCGACCTACACAGCCAACACGAATAAACCGCTGGATGTGATTGTCGAAGTTGAAGCAGCAACGACGAACACGCCGGCAGGCAACAAGCAGGTAGTCGTATTTGTTCAAGAGTCGCTTGACGGTACAAACTTCCGATCAGGTCCGACGAGTGGCACGACGACGACTGACGAACCGAACTTGCGCTTCCTTGGTACGGTGCCGATGAATACCGCGTCAGTCACGCAGCGCGGCACGTTCTCAGTCGCTCAGGCACTCGGTTATTGCCCGCACTCGTTCAAGATCGTCGTCAAGAATGACTTGGGTGTGGCACTGACCAGTGCGGCGGCTTACACCTCTGAAATCTCGGCCACGAGCGCGTAATGCCTTCGCTTCTTCGTCCCCGTATTTGGACCTCGCAACCGCAGGTGCCAGTGGATATTGATTGGTCGAATTCGCTGACACGCGGACTATCAGGGTTCTATATGCCTAACAACGAGGGAGTCTTTTCGATAACCGGAACCCCGACGATTCAGCATCGGGAAACTGGCAGGGTTCTGAGAAGTAATGGTAATAATTTTTCAAGGTACAGAACCTCACGTCCGTCGCAAACAGGTACTGGTCAGGTATCGGTGTTATGGTCAGGTTCGTTTCTTGGTACTCCTTCCGGCTCTTCTTGTATCGGCGGGCTAACACACAACAGCACAAACGCGGCCCCGTATGTTTTTTGTGAGTTAAAAAGACGAGCAGGTTCGTCAGATACTATTTATCTAAACAGTAACGTGGGTGGTCTTGACAGACAGCTTTTGTCTCCAGTGACGACCTATACCACGGGTGATTTCACCATTGTTGGCACGGTTAAAGATGGCGAGCAGGTGCTTTACATCAAAAACGGACGCGCTACTACGGAACTTGTAGCACAAGCTGCTCAGGCAGGGGCGGTAACTGCCGGTGCAACTTCCCGGTTTGAAATTGGAGAAAGTCTCAACGCAACGAGAAATCCAAATAGTGATTGTGCGATCATGCTCACATGGAACAGGGTACTTACTCCAGTTGAAGCGAAGTCGGTAGGTAACAACCCGTGGCAAATCTTCGCCCCGCTGGTGACCTAAGATGCTGAGTCGCTTACTTGCGGGGGTCAGTGGCGCTGGTGGTGATCTAAACGTCATTGCAAGTATCGGCACGGCAACGGCTGATGGATTTACTACCAACGTTGATCAAGAGCGTTTAATCACAGCGACCTTTGGTGCTGCAACTGCATCTGGTTTCACGGCAACGGTTGTACAGAACACAACGGTAGCAGCAACACTTGGTACAGCTACAGCCAGCGGATTTACAGCTACCGTTCAGAACGATAGCAATCTCGTTGTTACAGCTACCTTAGGTACCGCAACAGCTAGTGGTTATACAAGTACTGTTGTAAACAACTACAATGTAGTAGCTACGCTAGGCAGTGCTACCGCTGATGGATACCAGGCTGCTATATCAGGTGCACCAAGTACAGCAACACTTTACATCGATCTACTTAGTGGTAGATTACTTTACTTACAGGCGCTATAATGAGCAAAGGATGGAACTATAACTCAGGTGACTGGAATCTAACTAAGTGTTGCTCTGTGTGCAAGCAAGAAAAAGAGCTAGACTCCTTTTATATGCAGAAGGACGGTAAATATGGCGTTGCGTCTCGTTGTAAGCCCTGCTTACTATTAGCTAACAAGAAATATGTTAAGCCAGACAAAACGGCACTATACACAGAAACTTGGCGTAATAAGGGTAACAACAGGGAATTAGCAAGAGTAGCACGCCGCGAATGGCAGAAGAATAATCTAGCCTATGATGCCTATAGGGCTGCCATCTATCGTGCTACTAAGAAATCTAGCACACCCAGTTGGGCTGATCTTACAAAGATTAAGCAGATTTATCTAGCTTGTCCACCAGAGTATCATGTAGACCATATAATTCCATTACGTGGAAAACTAGTTTGTGGGTTGCATGTAGAATATAACTTACAGTATTTGACTGTTAAAGATAATCTAAGAAAGAGAAACTCGCATGTCCCGTAACTGGTCTTATGTGTCTGCAGATTGGTGGTTGACCTGCGACGTATGTGGCAAGAAGATCAAGGCATCCCACTCTAGACATAGGTGGGACGGCCTAATTGTCTGTGATGAAGACTTTGAGCATAGACATAGTATGGACTTCATCAAGACAAAGCAAGACAAGATCAGTGTGCCTTTTACTAGACCTAAAGCACCTGATGTGTTCTCAAGTGTTACTTACATTGATGACTATATAGATGCTAACTATACCACAAACGATGGGGACTACTGGTCCTCACCTCCGGCGATTTAAAGGATACTTATGAGCACAATTGTAACAAGAGCAGGTAAAGGCAGTCCACTCACCCATGCTGAAATGGATGCTAACCTAACTAATTTAAATACAGATAAGGTAGAGACATCTGGTTTTATTACCGACAGCGTGACGCTGAACGTTCCAGCGGATTACGCCACGATTGCTGCGGCCTTCACTTACCTATCGACAAAGACTATAGCTAAAGGTGCAACGGTAACAATTGATGTTGCAGACGGTACTTATACATATACCGCATCTATCTACTGCGCTCACCCAGATGGCGACAAAATTAAAATCATTGGTAACACCACAACGCCGGCTAACTGCACGATTAACTTCTCAACATCTGACGGCATTTATCTCCCACAAGGATTTCAACTGGGTGAAATAGATGGTTTTCGCTTTGTCAATACGACAGTAAAGAGTTCTGCTACTCCGTACCTTGGTGTTTTGACTGATGGTGGTGTGTTCCATAAGGTTGGTCCAAAACTAGAGGTTCATAACTTCTATTACGGCATTTCTGCCCGTAACGGCGGGTACATCAATGCTGGGGGTAATTCATCGTCTTATGTAAAGGTCACTAATGCTGGCGACGTTGGGATATGGTCGTTTATCGGATCTTACGTTAACTGTGATTACGCCGAAGTATCTGGGGCAGATGACTCAGCAAATGGATTAGGAGGCGGGATTGTTGCTGAGTTTGGCAGCACTATTCAAGCGAACCACACATACCTGCACAATAACTGGTTATGCGGAGTTTCCTGCATCTCTAATTCAGCAATCCGCGCGTGGCATGTTCGGTCTGAGGCTAACCAGCATGGCATAATTGCAGGTAGTGGCGGGATCATAGAGGTATTCGGAAACGCTACTCCGGGTTTTGAGACAATAATCAGCAATAACACCGTCTATGGTTTCTACTGCCCTGACAGCAACGGTTTTGTTTATGGGCTATCGACAGCAACAATGGCCGGAAATGTGCTTGGGAACGAGCGCACGGGCTTTACCTTTGCTTCTGATGGTCGCCTTATTGCGGCGTCTGGATCAATCACCGTTGATGCCAACCAGCCCGGAGGGATGACGGGCGACAGTCCCTACCTCGATATGGACGCAAAGGTTAATGGATTTAGCATCATTCGTGCGCTTGAGGCCGGCATCGAGAAAGCGCGGATTCAATACAACAACACAACAGACTCTTGGGAGATTGTTTCCGGCGTCACTGTTCAGGCAACTATAGGCAGCTCGGGCTTGGTTGGCACATCTGTACTTACGTGCGGTAATGGTGGCGTTGATAGTTACCTTGATATGAACGTTCAGGCTAACGGATTCAACATCATCAGGGCTTTGGAGGCAGGTGTTGAGCGTGGTCGTTTTCAGTACGACCATACAAATGATCGTTGGTCGCTTTCAGCCGGAGGAATCACATCTTTACGGCACTACAATACTGGAAAAATAATCATTGGTCGCGGCAACAGTGCGACAGGTGATACGACCGGGCATTTGCAAATTCCAAAAGTCGCAGGCGTTCCCACAGGAGTCCCGTCAGACATTGAAACTGGATACGTACCAATAGTGTTCGACGCAACAAACAGCCGAATTTATGTCTATAACGGTTCTTGGAAAATGGTGGGGGTGGTGTAATGCAAACCTTCGGAATAGTCGAAAACGGCAAGGTGCGGGACATGACGCCTGAGGAAATAGAAGTCTTAACCGAGCTAGAAGAAACGACACTAGTATGACTTTCTCTACTGATATTCTTTTATTTATCATCTCAGGGGTAGGTACTATTATGTGGTACCTACTTAAACAGAAAGATGAGAAGCAGGGTAAAGAGATTGAAATACTCTTTAAGAAGCATGATGAAGATGCTGCCGCATTACAGGAGCTACGAGTGCAGATAGCTGAGGGACATTACAAGAAGGCAGAGTTAGACTATAAGTTTGATAGGATCGAACTGGCTATAACTAATAGCTTTAGTAATCTGGCTAACAAGTTTGATAAGCTCAGTGATGTTCTGATAGCCCATATACAAAATGAGGATAAGAAGTAATGACTATTACTTATAATAAAACAGTTGACCAGTCTGAGATCCTTACCTCTGCTCTTCGTATTGTAGGTCAAGTAGCTGAGGATGGTACACCAACAGATGCTCAACTAACCAATGCTTCCACAGCTCTTAACATGATGCTGAGAGCGTGGTACGCTGACGGTATGCCTCTGTGGAATATTGTTGAGACTAGCTTTACACCTACTGCAAGTGTAGCTAACTACACCATTGGTACTGGCTTGACTATCAACCAACCAAAACCATTGAAGATGCTACAGGCTTTCATCCGTAGTACAACAGGTAGTAATGATACTCCTATGCGTTTGATCACTCGTCAAGAGTATCTAATGCTTGGTAACAAAACAACTACTGGCCGTCCTATTCAGTTACATTACGACCCGCTAGTTGCTGATGGCCTAATCAGGTTGTTCCCTACACCAGACAGTGTATCTGCTGGTGCTGATACAGTACATCTAATCTATCAGGCTGCTTATGATGCTATGACTGCTAGTGGATCTGTACTTGACTTCCCTGTGGAGTGGCAGGAGGCAGTAGTATTCGGGCTTGCAGATAGACTAGCGTTCGTCTATGGCCTACCTATTGATGAGAAGAGAGATCTCCGTAGCAAAGCTAAAGAGATGAAGATGGATGCTCTTAGTATGGGTGGAGAGGGAGGCAGTTTGTTTTTCGGAATTGAACGTTGGGGTAACTAATGCCAAGAGGACTTCCTCCACCACCAATTAAGGACCAGATACCCCCAGTACTTAAAGAGTGGTTAAATAAACTCTATAGGTTCTTGGGGGATACTGATAACCAAATTTTATGGGATCAGATTGATACATCTGGCTCTAGCTTAAGTGACATCACTACAAGGAATCATTCGCAGCTACAAGGTGTCTCTGGCTCATCTGAGCAAGTCCATGTGTCTACTGTAGAGAGACAAGATCTACAGGAAGTACCTGCTCTTAAGAAGTCAGCTGTTCTTAATCCTTGGGATGATGATCCAATATCAACAGGACAAGAGGGTTGGGCTGATCTTCTTTGTGATCTTAGTGTTCGTGGAACTGGAGCTACTGACCCTAACTACAACGTAACCTTTGCCCCATTCAGAGCATACCAGTTTACAGTTGGGGATGAGGTGTGGTTTAATATCCACATCCCACATGATTACAAATGGGGCACGCCTGTTTACTTC